GGTGGTTTGGAGAGCACTCGATTGACCCCCGCCAAACGCCCCCAGAACGGCCACCGTTGCCAGCACGACCACCCACCCACGATCATCCGAATCCAACCGCAGGGCGATGGTTCGTGGTACGCCCGGCTCGTCGACCCTGATGACTACCCAGGGCAGTGCGGGACCGTGGGCAACACGCCCGGCGCGGCGCTCGATGAACTGGTGAGCGAGTGCGGGATCGTGGTGGAGCGGGTGTCGGTGATCCTTGAAAAACGCGACGAGAACTAGTCTTACTAGCTTTGACGAACAATGGCCGATCAAATCTTGGGCATTCAGCAGATCGAAATGGCAGAACTGATTGCCCAAGGGGTGCTTACGTACGGAGAGATCGGGGCACGATACGGAATAACCCGTCAGTCGGTGTACTGGTGGACCAAGCAGCCGGCCTTTGCGGCAAAGGTTGAGGAGTTCATCGAGGAAGGCAACGCGGCAATCCGACGGCGGGCGATCTCTCATAGCGTGCGTCGTGTGGACCGCCTTAACCGTGATTGGACAAGGCTGCAAAAGGTCATCGAGGCGAGAGCAGCAGATGCGTCGATGGTGGCTCCCGGATCTGATACCGGGCTTCTTGTCCGAAAGTACAAGAGCATTGGGTCTGGACCCGCGACCGAAATCGTCGAAGAGTACGAGGTTGACACCGCTACGCTCAAGGAACTCCGCGAAATCGAGAAGCAAGCCGCGCAGGAACTTGGTCAATGGGTTGATCGTACGACTGTCGACACAACAATTAAAACTTATGATGTGACGGCGGACCCTGACTTGCTGTGAGCCGACATTACAAGCCATTCGGTTCGGCTCGTGACATCTGGCAAGACCGTTCGCCCGAGATCCTTCTCTCGGGTCCGGCCGGCACGGGCAAAAGTCGAGCCTGCCTCGAAAAGCTCCACGCTTGTGCCCTCCGCTTCCCTGGCATGCGGGGGCTCATCGTCCGCAAGACGCGGGAGAGTCTGACCGAGTCGGCTCTGGTCACGTTCGAGAGCAAGGTTCTTCCTGAGGGGTCGAGCCTTGCGGCGGGATCGCAACGAGCAACCCGACAGGTCTACCGCTACCCGAACGGATCGGAGATCATCGTCGGGGGCATGAAGCAGTCCGGCCGGGACATGCTTCAGAAGGTCATGTCGACCGAATATGACATGATCTACGCTCAAGAGTTGATCGAGTTCGCGGAGGACGAATTCGAGAAGCTCACGACCCGGCTCCGCAACGGAGTCATGCCGTTTCAGCAGATCATCGGCGACACCAACCCCGACGCGCCGAACCACTGGCTGAAGCGACGGGAGTCGTCTGGAACGCTTCGGGTCATCGAGTCGCGACACGAGGACAACCCGGTCCTCTGGGATGCGGTCAAGGGCGACTGGACGCCGTTCGGTCGACAGTACATCGCGACGCTTGACCGACTGACGGGGGTCCGCAAGGAGCGACTCCGGCACGGTCGATGGGTACAGGCAGAGGGCGTCGTTTATGAGGGGTGGGACCGGCGTATCCACCTCATCGATCCGTTCGTGATCCCGTCCGACTGGCGACGGGTGCGGTCGATCGACTTCGGTTATTCCAACCCGTTCGTGTGCCAGTGGTGGGCGGTCGACCACGACGCCCGGATGTACCTCTACCGCGAAATCTATCGCACGCGACGCACGGTCAAGGTCCACGCCGAACAGATCCGGAAACTGTCCGCCCTCGAGGAATTCGAGCAAACCGCCGCCGACCACGACGCCGAAGATCGGGCGACGCTGCATGAGAGCGGCATCAGTTCCCGAGCGGCCCGCAAGTTCATCCGGCCGGGGATTCAGGCGGTGGAAGAACGGCTGAAGGTTCTCGAGGATGGAAAGGCTCGACTGTACGTGTTCAACAATGCCCTCGTCGAAGTCGACCCCGCTCTGGTCGAAGCCAAGCGGCCTCTTTGCACGGCGGAGGAATTCGACTCCTACGTCTGGCCGAAGGGGCAGGACGGCAAGGCGCTCAAGGAAGTGCCCGTCGACGATCACAACCACGGCATGGACGCGATGCGGTACGCGGTGATGGCGATCGACCGGCACGTTGGTCCGCAAGAGACCGCCGACCAGCGCGAGGCCCGCGAGCGAGCCGAAGCCGAATCCCGCGTGAAGGCACAGGAGGAGTGGATGAACCCCGGCAATCCGGCGATGTGGGGGGACGATGATCCTTGAACTCAGGCGGAGGCAGGTGCCTCAGTACCGGATTTTCACGGGACACACGAATCTCGACATCGTGTGGGCATTGATCGGCATGCAGTCCGAGATCGGAACACTCGCTGTCGTGTGTGAGCCGCCGCCCGGCGCGTTCGCGGTCGACACGTGGGTCTGGCGGTTCCTTTCCGACTTCAGCATCGACATGAACCGAAGCACTCGGGTTCTCCGCGTCCGCATGATGAAGGCGGTCAAGGATTCCACGCGAACCTTTACGGCGACGACTTGACCTGATGCCCCGATTCAAGCCACGCAGCCTGCTCCGCCGGTCGACCAAGGCGGCCCCGTCGTCGGGTGGATTCGCCTATGGCGGCGGTCCGCTCTGGAGCGACGCCTACCGCTCGCGGCGCGGGCCGACGTCGTATGAACTCGTCGAGGCGCACAAGTCGTGCCTGTTCTTCTTGAGCAAGTTCAACAGCAAGGCCGTCGCGTCGACGCCGTTGCGGCTGATGATCACCACGCGGGGTGGCCAGTCGAAGCCGAAGAGCTACCTCGGAACACGTCCCGTCAGCCGGTGGAAGAAAGCGTGGCTGAAGGATCGGCACTCGTCGAACAAGGCGGTGGCGGGGGCGGAGGACATCGAGGAAGTCACGGGCGAGCACCCGATCCTCGAAGCCCTCCGCACAGTCAACCCGTTTCTCGACATCAACCAGCTGATCGCACTCACGATCACGTCGGTGGACATCATCGGGCAAGCCTACTGGGAACCGACGATCCGGAACGTCGGGGGTGTGGGCGTCCCGCAAGAAATCTGGATGCTGCCCGCGCAGGTGATCTGGCCGATTCCCGAAGGGACGTCACTCGTTCCGGCCGGGTTCCAGTACTTCAGCAAGCGGTATGAGATCGAAGAACTGATCCGGTTCTACGATCCTGGCTTGCGGAATATGTACATGGACGGCAACGCGAACGCCCGGAGCGCGATCGAATACGCGCGACTGGAGGATGAGTTCGTCACGGTGCAAGACTCCGTCTGGAGCGGTGGCCCGCGGCCGAACATCGTCTTGAGCCCGAAGGACTCCACCCTGACGTTCGGCACACCCGAGCGGACCCGGCTGCGGAACGAGTTCAACGCGATCGCCGCTCGCGGTCGCATGGGCGGGCTGGTGATCACCGATGGGGCCGTCGACGTCAAGCCGATCACGTTCGCGCCGATGGACCCCGGGGCGTTAGCGGTCGCGGAATACAACCTCGAGCGGATGGCCAACGCACTCGACATCCCCCCGCCGTTCTACAGCAAGGAAACCAACCTCGCGAACATGCAGGCGGCGCGGGAGCAGCACGCGAAATACGGCGTGGAGCCGCGGTGCAAGCGGACCGAAGCGACGTTGACCCGGTGGTTTCGAGCCCACGACGGCAACGGTCGGCTCGGCTGGGAACGGCTGTTCTTCGCATTCGATCCCGTGGTGGAGGAAGACAAGAAAGCCGCGTCCGAACTGCACAAGACCTACATCGACATGGGTGTGATCACCCGCGATGAGGTCCGGGCGGACCTGGGACACGAGCCGTATCCCGATGGGCTGGGCGAGGTGCCGATCGTTCAGGGGTCGCTGAAGACCCTCGATGCGGTGGTGAATCCGCCAGAGCCGCCGCCGATGGGCAACGCGCCGGGCTTGCCTGTGGGGAAGCCGAAGCCAGGCGAGAAGATCCCAGCCAAGGCCGAAGAATCCAATCCTGAGCCCGAACCGACCGGGGAGGGTAAGAAGGGCCTCCCTTTCGACGGTGGGCGGCCGACTCGCTTTGAGGCGAAGGACGCCGACCGGGGCGCAGACGACCACCGGTTCCCGGGCGACGAACGCGACCCCCACGAAGCGAACACGTTCCACCTACCCAACGGCAACCCGATCCGGCGCAGCCTCAAGCGGTGGTTCCGCCGGATCGCCCGCGAGGTGCTTGGGACGCTGCCGACGATCGGTGCCCCGATCCCCCGCGACTGGCCCCGGGTGGTCGATTACGAAGATCCG